CCGGTAAGCTGCCCAACGGTGCCGGTGAGGTTGTAAACGTTCTTGAACTGCTGCAAACCATCGTAGTCGATTTTGTTTGCAATAGCTGCAACTGCGGGCTTAATGAACCTGTCAGAAAAGTCTGAGATATTGAGGCTCAAGTCCTGCGTGGTAAACGCCATATCCACACCGAACTGGGTATCCAGCGTCAGCGGAACATAGGTTTCAACTGCGGATTCAATTTGAAGCGCGGGGCCGGAGCGACCGACATAACGCGGTGGCTTCCTACAGTTTATAGTAGTGCCGATTTTCGCGCCTTCAATAGCGAATTTATTATCGTATTGACGGTTTACGGCTTTGGTGAAGACTAACTGGTTGGTGAGAACCCGCAGGGCCTCATTAGTAATCATGCTGATAGTCAGCAGATTGTTACTCGCCATGGTGTGACTCCTAATAATAGCGAAAAAAGATAAAGTGATTAGCCTTATGTTTTTTCCCGCAGGTAGGAGCCTATCCTTCGAATGACCAGGGTACTGCCTGACAGTCTATCTCGGCAAAAAGATAGAAAGACGTGACGCTTTTATATCACAAAATCAAAGCAAAAAAAAGCCCATCATTGCGACGGGCTAAGAGGGGTAGGAACGTAAACTTTTAACGCTTCATCATCGCCTGGCGACGTGCTAAATCTTCAGCGTTACGCGCTGCGATATATTCCTCGGTACTCATTTCTGAGTAGGATTTCTCGTTGCGCGGTGGCTTACCTGTTGCGTTGATCGGGCGTATTGGTTGGGGCGCTCTGCTGGCCTGTTTAGCCGGTGTTCCGATAATTTCGGCTAACTTCATGCCAGCTTGAATGGGATTCATGCTTGCAATTTGGTAAGCAACATCCAAATTGCGCCCCAGTGTGTAGGCAATCTCAGGGCCGTTATCCATACCCAACAATGCTTGGCGAATCGTTGGGTTATTGGCTAGTCTAGGATCGGATGTAATTTGCTCAATCACTGCGTCATAATCCGCGTGTTTTGCTCTTGTGGAGGCTTCCGCTTCAACCAATCGAGCCTGAGCCTGCGCTGCTGCTTGCGCTTGTTCGCGCTGTTGATATTCCGCCGCAACTGCCTGCCTTGCTTCTTGAATCGCTGACTCGCGCGTGTACTGCATCATCGCATCAATGTAACGCGGATCGTACTGACCGCCAGCAAACTGCGACGGGTCAGGCGGCATGAGTCCTTGAGGCTCAGGAGCCGTCTGCGGCATGTACTGACGCATCATTGACTCTTGTTGCTCAAGTATCTTTTCAAGCCGCTCGGCCTGTCGTCTGGCCTCGTGCTTGTCTCGGGTCAGTTCATCAATGCGCCGCTTGTACCACGGGTCTTTTTTTGAATCGTCAGCGTCTGCTAATGATTCCTCGTTAGCCTGATCTTGTTCTAGTGATTCCGATTCAAGTTCTGACGGATCACTCGCCGCATCTTCTACGGTTTCCGTTGTTAGATTATCGTCTACTGTCTCAAATACTGCATTTTCGTCTGCCATTATGTTATCCCCTGTGTTGTAAACTTATTCAGACTCGCCAGGTTTTGCTTCGCCGGTAAGTGCTTCTGTATCGGCCTCGCGTGTCATGCTGCCAGCACCTCTAGCCGGTGACGGAGCGCCGCCGCCTTGTGGTTGTGGCTTTTGTACTGGCTGTTCCAGTTGCGCTTCCATCCGCTCAAATTCCGGCTGCTGCTCCAATGATTGTTGAGTGCCGATGCCCATCATGAGCATGATGTTTTCACGTACAGCCGCTTGCAACTGGCTGTCGGTCATCATTATTTTACCTTCAACTTCCATCCGTTTCGTTTCAGAATCGAACCACTCGCGTTCCTTTTCTTGCAGCAAAATGGCACGCTGATCGCGTAACTGCTGCATTTCTGCGCTCATCTGTTCCATTTGGTCAGCCATCTGTTCAATCATTTGCTGAGCCTGCATAACTTGCGGATCTACCTTGTCACCGCCAGCTATTTGCTGTAACTGCGGAGGCAATAACATCTGAAGCCGTTTAGATATTTCCTCTGCGCCAGGCCAATCCATGTTTTTCATCATGAGATCGCCAATAGACTGGAACAGTGCGGGATTAGCTTGAGTTAGCGCCAACATCATATTGGCCGCTTCATCGCGCTTAGTAGCATAGCTCGGGCCTGAATCGCACACCACGTCATACTGACCAATCGTAGGATTATAAATTGAATCTATTGCAGGGTTATCAGTGTTGGCTGAAGCCTGCGGTAGATTAGGATCAAGGTTAACAGTGCGCGGTGTACCATCCTCGCCAAGTATGCGAGCAACGCGAGGCCGATCGTATACTTTTGGAATCATATCAACGATGATTCGACCGCAATGCCTGATTGAGCGGTTAAGATTATCTTGGTAGTGGAAGTTGCCGGTTTCAGATTGCTTTTGTCTGAGTAGCAGTGCGCGGCCTGACGTTTCATTAGACTGAGCGCCAAGTGACGGCTGATAAATGCCCATTGACTGCATAATGTCATTTTCAGCCAATCGGATTGCGTCCATAATTGCGCTGCTTGCTTGCGGCGGCATAGCGCGTTGAGGTGCGCCGACTGGCGTTCCTGCGATGCTGACCGGATCATATTCCAAATAAGCCACGCTTTCCTTGTTCGCCCTGCCCCAATTCGGGTCAGTCTCAAACTGACCAGCAACGCCAATAAATGGTGCTTTAGGTGCGAGTGCTACATTTTCCGCGTTGGCGCTCAAGTAGTAGTTGTACAGGCGCTGTGCGTCCTTGGCGTTACGAATCAAGCCGGACAAATAGCGTTTACCCTGAACCCATATTTCATGACCAATGACTGGCACAACTGGAATGTATTTAGTCGGTAGTTCGGTACGCTCAAGCACCTTGTTTCCGGTAACTTTGCACCACATGCAACGCTTAGGCTGTATCGTGCGAGAGCGCCCTGTTTCCTCGTCGTATATTTCCTGCGCCTCGTCGTACTCAAGATAGTAATACTCTGCAATGCGTACAGAATCCTTGGTATACCAACCTTGCATGTCCCCATTTCCAGCGGCCTCAAATGAGGTTTCATCCACATCGGGATACATGCGCCTGAATTCATCCTTGCTGATTTCCTCGGCTATGATGCACCATTCAGCATCTGAGCCGTCAGGCTGTTTGCTGTGTGGGTCAAAGTAAACCTTCATCGGGTCAGGGATGCGGTCTATAAATATATCCTGATCGAATGAAGTATCGTCCACATAATCATTCCGCACTCTGAAATAACCTAAACCAGCGTCAACCTGCCACTCGACGGCGGTGTCGTACGCAATACTGGCATTAGAATTGTCTTGTATGTGGTGAACCAGTCCCATCAACACTTCGGCGGTTTCTTGGTCTGCGCCATCGTTTACCGGCCTGATTCTAATGCTTGGCGTGTTTTGCCTTATCTCGTTTACCACTCTATCGCGGAATTGTAGGAGCCGATTGACAACGAGCATGGGGCGCTCTTTGCCTGGCCTATTTCTGTCGTACTTGGCCGATTCGCTCCACTGATCGCCGAGCCTTGCAAACCGAATGTCATTGAGCATTTCTTGTCTGACAGTCGCGCTAAACTCCACCGCGTCGCTAAACCGCTGGCGTATTTCTCTTAGCGTTTCTTGGTCAGTATCGTCCACGTCGGTATCAGCGCCAAGGCCGAGTGAGTTGTAAATGCTGTCAGTGTCAAGGTTTGCCATTGGGATTCCTGTGTTAACTCATCCAGTCGCCGGTACGATAATCGTCAGCGCGTCGTCTTTTAATTATATTATCATTTTTCAACATATCCACACACGTCGCAAGGTATCTAAACGCATCAGCGCCGTGTGAATACTCATCATGCAATGGGCCGGTTGGCTGGCCTGTCGTTGAATTGATTGCTCGTCTGTAACGCTTTAAGCACTCTTGCAGGAGTGTTGTTTTCTCTTTGTCCATCCAAAGACGAGGAAACAACATACGCGCCAGCCGTATGCCGTGTTCGACTTCGCCAATCGGAATAATTTCGCAGTTCCAGCCGAGCGCCGTCATTATGTCTAGTGCGCTTTTGCCGGTCTTATAGTCTTTTGTAACGCCGTCATGAGGAAGCCACAATTTGCCCCAGTTATAAGGGCGCTTCTTAAGTTCGTTTGAGTACCAGTCTAGCGTGTGGAATGACTCTTGAATGTAATCAATAATGCGAATTTCTGAGCCTGCGCGTTGCGCCACGATGATAGTCATCGCGTCGTTCCAGCCCAAATCGAAGATGCAATGCGCCTTGAGCATGGGATCATGAGTTACCAGATTGATTCGATGCTGATCCACCATCTCTTGAAACTCATCAGCGTAAATTGCGCCTTCAGCCACTATCAGCGGCTTGCCTTCCCATATGTTTTCATATTCTTTCGGTCTGTATTTCTTGCAGTGTAGCCTTTCTTTTTCTAAGACTTCTGGAAACCATTTGTTATCGTCATAATTCACTTGCACCACAACGCAATCATCCGGCGGCTGCACAACAAAACGTTGATACACCTCATCCGTTTCAAGGTTTGGATTTAATGAAAGCCATATTTCTGATCCTGGTTTCCTGATAGTTGGAATTAAAATATCAAGTGATTTTTTGCTGATATTTTGTGATTCCTCTAACCATACACGATCAACGCCTTCGTAACTTTTGACGCTTTCTACCGTGTGAGTCGCTAAACCAGAAAAATAAAATTCCGATCCGTTTTTGCCGCGGATTGCTATGTCTGTAACGTCAAACAAATAACCAAAACCCAACTCTTGTATTTGGTCTACCAAAAGTTGATGAACTGATTGTTTAATAGATTTTTGTACTTCTCTA